TGTGTCCTACGGCTGACAAAAAAACGCCCCCCTTTAGAATAATTACATCTTTGACATGCAGCAACTAAATTATCGTCGCTATCTAGTCCACCTAATCTTCTAGGTATTACATGATCTACTGTATCAGCCTCTTGTGAGCAATACTGGCAAATGAATTGATCTCGTCTTAATATTCGTTCCCTAGTCTTACGCCAGGTTCTAGTGCCAACCCCTTGCTTAGCCATCAGTACCAGCCTTTTTTCTGATGAAAAGCGAGCGCATTACAGGCTGTTTGATGTCTGTGTTTTATGTACTTCAATCCTTGATCAATTTGATAAATAGGATCTTTGCTCTTTAGGTTTAACAGCTGTGGTATTCCATAAGCACTGCTCTTTGGATTCTTTGCTTTGTAATTCCATCTTGATTCTTTATACCAAAGATCACTTAAACAATAGAATTCTTTAAAATTGTGATTTAACTGTATAAAAGCATATTGTTTATAAACGTTTATATTAGCTGCTTGTACTGGCTCTAAGGCTAGTAATTGGCTCACAATCATAGATATCCCGATTAGGTGCCACCTTGCGAGCCATCCCCTACGGGGCTCGCCTTTTCGCCCTTGAGGCGAATGTCTTCTAAAGGTTATCATGCGTAGTCAAATCCTCTCGTATAAGTGCAGGTCAGACGGCGTGGCGTTACTCCTTACAAGCACCGCATTTATTAAATTGCATCTTCCAACATCCACATAAATGGCATCTCTCAACCTCTTTATCCATAATATCTTCTTCCAATCTCGCACCCTTGCGATAGCATTTTTGGCATTCTGCGATAACTACTCCTGGCACTGTATCCCAGCCAAATTCAATCTCAAAAATGGTTGATTTTTTGCAGGCATTACATTTCATTACCGCAGCTTCTATCATGGCTTAGAGCCCCAGCCTTTACCTTTAAAAATTGCTGGCGTTGCCTGGTAAACCTGCCTCATGACCGCACCGCATGTTTCGCATAACGGATTGGAGTGCACAATTGGCAGGCTGTACTCAATAACGATTTCTTCGCCAGGACATTCGTAATCGTATTTAGGCATGATGCCCGTAATCGATTCTGTTAATTACTCCACAGCCCACGCATGTCAGTAAACCCTCAACGTGCACCATTCTTGGATCATTACACATATCGCAACACTCATTAAGTGGCACGATGTCAGGCACTACAGTGCCGTTTTGGTTAAATCTGATGCGTAAACCATCAGGTTGCACAATTTCTAGTTCGCCCATTTATTTATCCTTATCGGGATCTGGAAAGTAGAACTTGCCATTGGCAGTTATTTTTGCCCATTTAGGTTCGCATTGATCAGCTTTAACTTTCTCAACGCAGACATAACCTTTGAATGGACGTCCGGTCTTTGATGTGCCTTCCTTTAGCAACATTCTGCCATGAGCGCAATCAAAGGATTCGCCTACCTTTTCAGCATTTAATGATTGTGCAACATCATCAACTGACCAGGCAATTGGTGCTGGATCTTCTAATTTAGGTGCAGTCCAATCAGAAGTTGCAGTTGCTCTAAGTGCATCAACTACAGCCGCAGTTCGAGATCCTGGTGCGCCATAAGTAGGCTTGTTTAAATCTCCTTCTCGTACTCGCTCCATTTCCAACTTAGATGGTCTTGCACCTTTTTTGGCGTAAGTCCAGTTAGCGAGCGCACGACCCAGCGCAGAACTTTCAGACAACTCGCAAGCAAATTTATTAAAACCTGAAGTTGTTTTCGTTTCACTCGCCCACCCAGTCGATACTGGATATTGATCAGCCTCAGTTCTAAATAGCCGAGCCACAAATACATATTCATCGCTCGGAGCGTTAGCTGCGACAACTCGCTCTGTTTCGATTCGCCCGTCTGGGCAGTCTTTCCAGAACTTGGATAATCTTTCTTCCACAGTTTCATAATCCTCCAAATTAAAAGCCATAATTTATCTCCTGTTTTCCTTGTCGGTATTCCTGTTGGGCTCGAAGATCCCAAGTGCTACCATCATGCCAAGCCTCCATGCCGTGTCGGCATTTATCGCAGTAGGCTCTTTGTAAGCCGTTTTGGCTTGTTGAGATCCAGGTCGATGGATTCTGACCTTTGATCGTATGCGCTCCATACTGCGCTTTACAATAATCACACCAAACACTGGCATTAAAATTTCTCTTGATCGTCATCTAATTGACCTTTGACAACGTCTTCGTAGAATGCCAAGTATGCGACCGCATCGACAACACTGTCGTGATGTGATGGCGTTTCAACAAGACGAGCGATCTTGACCCCTGCCATGCAAAGGACAACTTGGTGTGCAGTAATTGGGAATTCCAAGATTGCACTCCACAGCTCTGCAATTCGTTTGTGGTTGGTATAAGGAGATCCATAAATTCGACCTCGATCTTGTATGAGTAATCTTGCCTCATCAAATATTGCTTCACGATTAGCGGACATTTCTGTTCACTACCTTCATGCCTTGTTCATAACCAGCACGCCATGCTTCATCCCATTTGCGATTCTTACGATCATCTAACCAAATCATTAAAAACATAAAACTAAAACCACCAACGATAATGATGGTTAAAGCCATTTGATCTGAAATGTTTTCCATTTATTCGCTCCCGATCTCCAGGCAACTTGCCTGTTGGGATTAAGTATGTGCTAGATCAGCGACAATGTGGCTAGGTGTATCGGCGTGTTAAATAACGATACTGTTATCAATGACATCAATATGCTCATCGATTGTGCGTGGCTTGTAATCTGTTTCCCTAGACATAGGACTTTCCAAGAGCTGTAAATGATCCATCTTTGTTAATTGGGATGAGCGTAGGGGTCATATTCTTACCATCCCAGTCTAGGATTACAATGCCCATCTGCCAGTTAGCGATTCCCTTTGTGTATGAGGCTTTGGCTTTGTTCATTAGGTTGCCGGCCTCTATGCCGTAAATCGTCCTGTAATGGCCTCCTAAGCCCTCTGAGAACGAAGATAGCCCTAGTTTATGGGTATGGCCTATTAAAACGCTCTTACCGACCTTTTTGGCCAGATTAAGGGCAGTTAAGCCTGCGTTGGGATTGGTGTTTCCTTCATCGCCATGACCAAGCAACCAGCCTTTTTCAAACTCGTAAAAGGTCTTGTGAAATGTAATGCCCATTGTGGCAAAGTCCATAAACTTGTCGTACTGCAACTCTGGAAGGCTGATTAAGCCAGGTACTTTTAAAAGAGTGTTATATAGCCGATCAGTATGATTAGAGCGGACAATATGAGCCTCTCTAGCGTGCTCGGTGAGATCCCAAAGTATCTGCTGAGTGAGTTCACGATCGCGGTGCAAAGTCTGCTCATAAGCCAAAGGTGTTTTTTCAGCCCATCGAGAAATGGTTTGAAAATCAATCTCATCGCCAACATTAAGAACACTGTCAAACTTCTCCCGTCTTGCTAACTTGATAACATTTTTAACAGCTGCCTCATGGTGATAGGGAATCTGTAAATCTGAAATAACCAAGTATCGCTTAATCTAAATCCTCATCTTCTTCAGTTGGATCAATTGATGGAATGATCCCACCATCTCCGACAATCCAGTCGGGAAAGGTGTGCTTCTCAGTCATCATCCAAAGTGCAACACCTTCACTAAATCCTGCTTTACGAGCTGATTTGTAGCACTCTTGTAAAGCGATGTAATGGATGTCGATCTTTGACAATGGCTCTGGCGACTTACGCACAATCCGCTTCTTCGCAATCTTTTTGCGAGGTGCTTGCTTCTTGCGTGTGTTTGCCATGTTTTAAATTATCGCTCTAGGAGTATGTTATAGATCTCATCGACACGCTCATTAAGGCGTTTAATTTCAGCCATTAAATGAGTGATGACATAACTAGCAAAGCCACCGATTACACCGATGGTTGCAAAGTAAAGAGTAAAGAATTCTGACTGGCTCATAATTCAGTCGTAATGCCAAATTCTTTTTCTTTTGGATCTATCGCCTTGATCAAAGGAGCAATTATTGCACCAAGCAATACTGCGTATTCAGGCTTTACATCGCCAACGATTGCAAGGGCAACTGTGATGCCACCAGCTGCAACAGCTCTTAGGTAGGACTTGATTGCTGCTTTGTGTTTTTTTGATAGTTTCATATTTTACCTCCGAGAAGTGGGATGTCGAAAAACGAACTGTCCTGATCTCCCGCAGGGCTAAAAGAAATATGGATATGTGCTTTGTGTGGGTTATAGCCTGTGTAAGCCCTATATTTCCAGTTTCCTTTAGCAGAACATATTTTACCATTATGGATTATGTAAGTGATGCGTTTCTTCTTATCTGCTTTTGCAAATAATCTCAGCTGTTCAAATAGATCCAGGCTAAGAGTTTTAATCTTGTTTAAATCTTTGTCCACATCGATAGCCCGAACCACACCCGTATCGCTAGTCGGATTGTGATCGCTCTTTTTAAGTGCATGCCTAGCATCCCCATAAATACCATCAGAAGAACGATCCCGATCTGGGAAACAGTCATCAATTTGCTCCCGTAATTGAATGACAGATTTGCTAATCCAGGGTTTCATTAAGATAGAAGAAGTTTTGCTTCTGCTTCTGTAATGCCTAGACGATCAAGTAATGCCGCTTTGGCAGATTTTTTATTTTCTTCAGTAGCAAGGATTTCTGCTTGCACTTCTGCCCATAGATCATCTAACTTCTTTTTGGTCGGTTTAGGTGTATCTGACAACCAAGTCAAACCATCATAATCATCGCCATTTAATGACCATTGAGAACCTGGGTATTTTGCGTTTAGGATTTTTGTATAGTCAATCATTATGCACCAATTTCCATTACTGTAATTGAAGAACACGTTCTTGAATGATTATTGTCGTTGGCATCTTGCACTGTTCGGTTAATGTAAAAACTTCCACTACTTGTTCCCGTGTTTTGACCTTGCACTTTGTAGGTTAAAGCAGAAGTTGTTGCTGGAGTATCCAAAACTGTGATGCTTGTTGATCCCATTTGCGCTGCATCATTAATGTAGATATTTCCAAAACCTGCGTCTCTGCTACCTGGAGATGATGGGGCTGCAATATCAGTTGAACCGCGCAACAATGCAAAAACTGCTCCGTTGCTTCCATTTGTACCATTACCATTTAAGTTTACTAATACTAAAATTTTGCTTGTAGCTGAGGTTGGAGTAATAGATACGCTATAACCAGTAATATCAACTAGCGAATTTGAAGCAGCTGAAAATGTATCAGTTTTTAAAGTTGAAACTACCTGCAAGACTTTGCCTCCACCAGTTGCGTTTGCCCAAGCAGGCACCCCGCCAGAAACTGTCAAAACTTGACCAGATGTACCAATTCCTAATCTTGTGTTGGTATTTGCAGTTGCAGAACGATATTCAATATCGCCTAAGGTTGTTGATGGGTTAAGGGCTTTGGTTGTCGTATCGACAGAAGAACCCAAAGTACGAATGGCAAGTGCGCCATCCTTAACCAGATCTGTATTATCTGGGGTTGTCCACCCATAGTTGGTTGTTGTTGCCATATTAAGAAATTACTCCTATCGCTGTCTGCCAGGTAATTGTACCTGATAATGTGTTCCAAGCCTCTGAAGCATTGACCTCTGACCAGTCCTGGAATACTGCAGAGAATTCAATTGGGCTCAAATTGATGGTTAAGAATAGTTGATTGAAAGATGTGCTCCAATTCCATCCTTCAACATACCCCTCAAAAATTCCTCCAGTAGAAATCTGAGTAGGTAAATCTGTGATCATAATCGGCTGGCCTATAAAGATCCCCAATAGGGCATCTCTGTCAGCATCGTCCATTTCGGAGTTGGTAATTGGAAATGTGATGCTATCAAAGTTTGGCTTTGGGTAGGCTCGCAGTGAGATATACCGATTAGCTACATTTTGGGCATTGCTTGCATTGTGAATGACTGAGTTGATAGTTTCGGCTTTGTAGCCATAAGTTGCAATTGAATCTGTGTCAGATGCAGTTTTTTGAGATCCAAAATTGTTTCCATAGTTGATGGCGATTGAATTTCGGACATCGCCGATTTGGGTCTTTGTGGCTAATCCTGATGCAATTGCAGTATTGGCTGAAATGGTAGTAAATCCATTTGTTGCTGCGTAATTCTGGCGATGTGAAGCATCTGCATACCCGATATTGCCTACGTTGTCCTCATATAAAACACCAAATGCTGAGTTGGCAATTAGCGATGCTATGTTGTAAACAGTATCTTCTGAAGATGATCGGTTTTCCATTGTGTATTGTCCAGGCTGATCAATCTCGCCCAAACCTATATTGTTAGCATTAGCCCAAGTTTCTGTGGCTAAGTATGTAGCCCAGGTTTCAGCTGGTGGAACATCATTCCAGTTGCCTAATAAAAACGGGCTTAGCAGTGCATAAATCTGATCGCCATCTTGATCTTGAGATAAAATTCCAGTTGTAATGATCTTTGGCAATTTAGCAAGTGCACCTAATGCAATAATTGAATATCCAAGAACTGTGCCAACTGATCCAGTAGCACCGACTGAAACTGTTATGTCTGTGATGTTGCCACCAAAGATCGATACGTAAGTGCCCGCACTGTTTTTGACCTGAAGTGCTAAGCCATCGTTTACCTGGAAATCATAAGTTTCATTGTTTAATGCAACTAGATCAACCTGAATATATCCTGGATTGGGTTGCTGATAAATATCTGTCCGGCCACTTTCATGCGATATATCTGAGATTGCTACGTTTGTATAATTAACACCATTAACAAACAGTCGCCATTCAGGAGTAAAGACAGTCATCAATTGCCTCGAACGCTAGTGCCTGCCAACGCTGGGATTGATCTGGCTGAAGATTGGCTCAATACCTTTGCAACAGCTCTTGAAGCACCTTCGGCATCGACTGCCCTAACTGTAATGTTGTTTACTGTAGTTCCAGCTCTTGAAGCTGCGCTTGCTTGTTGAGCAGCGGTCGCGCTAGATGTGGCAGTTGATGCTGTTGCAGTTGAGGTTGCTGCGGTTGCTACAGAAGCAGATCCGCCAATTGTAGGAATGTTTGGCAAAATTGGAATGGCATTGTAAGCACGAATAACTGCATTGATCGCTGAGATTG